GAGCAATTACCGGAAGGTAGCTCTATGCCAGTATTTATTGGACGAGCTGGTTCATTCTGTCCTATAGAGTCTGGTTATGGTGGTGGCATATTACTTCGAGCCGAGAGCGACGGACGATTGTCGGCCGCTTCTGGAACGAAGGGTTATCGATTCTTAGAGGCCGAAACAGTTCGTGGTACCGATCTAGAGAAACACGTAGATAGGTCATATTTCGAGAAGTTGGTTGACGATGCTATAACAGACATCTCAAAGTATGGTGACTTTTATAGTTTTGCTGCTGACGGAATAGATATTCCATGGGCCATGCCATGCGGTGATTTGCTAATTACTAGTTGTAAAGATTGCCCGCATTATATAGCCGATCATAGCCTATGCGATCTAGGCTTTGATATTTCTGATGTATTACTAAGAATGTAAGGAGTTTTAAGGTGTCATAAAAGTAGTATTGGGTTTCTTATCGATTATACCGATAACGCAGGCGTAAATGGCCTCTTATAAGCTCTGAGGCCTATTAGAAAGATATTTGTAGAGTATTAAGGAGAATTACTATGCCTCGTGAGAATTTTGCATCTATTAACATTCCCAACGCCAAGTTTATTTTCTATACCAATTTTAAGGGTGCTGCTGGTCCTTACAATAATGAGGGTGAGAGAAACTTTAATGTCATATTGGAGGGCGATGCTCTTCAGCAGGCACTTGACTATGGTATGAATGTTAAGACCACTAAGCCTCGTGACGGGTATGAGCCTGTGAGTTATATTAAGGTTAATATTGGCTACAAGTATCGTGCCCCTATTGCTATGCTTATTAATTCTCAGGTTAAGCGTAATCTTACCGAGCAGACTATTGGCCTTCTTGACGATTATGAGTACAGTAATGTTGATATTGTCATTAGGCCTAATAGGTGGCGTCGTCCCAATGGTGAGACTGGGGTTAATGCATATTTGCAGGCAATCTATGCAACGGTCGTAGAGGACCCGTTTGTCTCAAAGTACTATGATATTCCAGAGATTGAGTCTGAGTAGCAAATGATCGAGTTGCGTCCTGAACAGCAGGATGCTTTAGACAAGCTTAGAACCGGCTCCATCTTAGTTGGTGGGGTCGGTTCTGGCAAGTCTATCACTGCATTAGCATATTTTTATAATAAAGTTTGCGGCGGTGATTATAAAAAGCTATCAATACCATTAAAGCCTCGTTCGTTGTATATTATTACTACTGCACGCAAAAGGGATACATTAGAATGGGCCGATGAGTATCGAAAGTTTGGACTGTCGAGCGATCCTGCTTTTAGTATAGGAAAGATATTTGTACAAGTAGACTCATGGAACAACATTACTAAGTATACAGATGTGAAAAATGCCTTTTTCATATTTGATGAGCAACGAGTAGTTGGATCAGGAGCATGGGTTAGGGCATTTATTAAAATAGCCAAAACCAATGACTGGATTTTGTTAAGTGCTACTCCTGGCGATACATGGTCTGATTATATTCCCGTATTTGTAGCTAACGGCTTTTACAAAAATCGTACAGAGTTTATTCGTAGGCATGCCATATTTGATCGCTTTGCTAAATACCCTAAAATTGTTAGATATGTTGAAACCGAAGTATTGGAAAGGTATAGAAAACGAATTCTTGTTACTATGCGAGATCGTCGTCATACCATACGTCATGTAGTAGATGTTCAAGTTGGTTACCAAAAAGATATTTACGACTTAGCTTTTAAGAATCGATGGAACCCATTTGATGAAGAGCCAATTCGCGATGCTGGGCAATTGTGTCATATTCTAAGACGAATCGTTAACAATGATGAAAGTCGAATAGACAAATTGGCAGAACTATTAGAGAAACATGAAAAAGCGGTTATATTTTACAATCTTAATAGCGAATTAGATTTGTTAAGAGAAATACCGAAAAGATATTCTAAATTAAAAGACTATTCGGTTGCTGAATGGAATGGGCACAAGCATGAACTAATTCCTAAAAGTAATAAGTGGATTTACTTAGTCCAGTATGGAGCTGGAGCAGAAGGTTGGAATTGTACGCAAACTGATACGGTTATATTTTACTCATTGAATTATTCGTATAAGATTATGGAACAGGCTTCCGGTAGAATAGATAGAATTAATACGCCGTATACGCATTTGTATTATTATCGTTTATTATCTAAATCGTCCATCGATTCGGCTATATTATTGGCGCTGCAAAGTAAGAAAAATTTTAATGAGTCAGCATTTGTGCGGACATAATGTCCGCGCAGAAAAAACTTACACTTATATAGGAGGAGTAAGATTTTTCGGATCTTACTCTTTCTATATTTTTTGTATGTTATGCCTTGTTTATTTTTTTTTTTCGCACTTGAAAGTACAGTAATGAAAAAAGAGAACGCTTTTCAGTCTAATCTTATTAAAGAGTTAAAAAAGATATTTCCGGGTTGTATGGTTTTAAAGAACGATAGCTCTTACTATCAAGGTATTCCCGATTTATTAGTTTTGTTTAATGATAAATGGGCTATGCTAGAATGTAAGCGAAGTTCAACAGCCAGTCATCGACCGAATCAGGATTATTACATTGAGAAATTTGGTAAAATGTCTTATGCCAGTTTCATATCTCCTGACAATAAGGAAGAGGTCTTAGATGAACTTCAACAAGCATTTCGACTTGGAAGGTAAACATGCATTTTTAGGAGCGAGTAAATATTCTTGGCTCGGTTATGATGCTGAAAAGTTAAGAGAGTCATATTTGAGCAATCAAGCTCGATATAGAGGAACTCAGTTGCATGAGCTTGCTAGTCAACTTATTAAATTAGGCGTTAAGCTTCCTGATACTCATCAAACGCTTAATTTGTTTGTTAACGATGCTATTGGCTATCGAATGCAATCTGAGCAAATTTTATATTATTCCAATAATTGTTTTGGAACTGCTGATGCTATATCCTATAAAGAACGTGATAAGAAACTCAGAATTCACGATCTTAAGACCGGAGTAACCCCAGCATCTATGAAGCAGTTGTATATTTACACAGCATTATTTTGCTTAGAGTATGCTATGGATCCACATCAAATGGACATAGAACTTCGTATTTATCAGTCAGATGATGTCGAAATTGAGATCCCTGAAACAACAGATATTTTGCAAGTTATGCAACAGATTCGCAGTTTCGACATGATTCTGAATGAACTTCGAGAAGAGGAGGAAAATGCATGGATGTAGACGAACGTGAGTATGCGTCATATTTGATGCATTATGGTACTCCTCGTCATTCTGGTAGGTATCCGTGGGGTTCTGGCGATAATCCTTATCAGCGTAACGCTAATTTTAGGTCATATGTTCTAGATCTTAGGCATCAAGGAATGAGCGATGCTGAAATTGCACGTGGCATGGGAATGACCAAGAACGAATTAGTGGCTGCTATGTCTCAAGCTCGTGCTGAGAATAGAGCAGAAGATGTTGCTGAAGCTAAACGGCTTATAGCTAAGGGATATTCTCAGTCAGCAGCAGCTCGTCGTATGGGCATTAATGAATCGCAAGTACGAAATCTGCTTAAGGAAGATATTCAAGATCGAGCGAATCGTTCTGCTGATACTGCCGAATTGCTTAAGCGAGAGCTTGAAGAGCATGGGGGTTATATTGACATCGGTCGTGGGTCAGAAGAGTATCTTGGTACTACGCAATATGTTCTAAAAAATGCCGTGGCTCAGCTTCATAACGAGGGTTACGAAATCCATAACGTTAAGGTACAACAAGCTGGAACAGGCAAAAACACGACTGTTCAAGTATTATGCCCTCCCGGTACTCCATGGGTAGAAGTTGCTAACAACAAGGGTGATATTCGGTTGGTTAATGCACCATATGATCCAACCAGTAGCACTGGCAGATCAATGCTTGGACTTGAAAAACCGGTTGGCATTGATCCAAAGCGTGTCATGATTCGGTATGCGGATGATGTTGGTCCTGATGGCGGAAAGGGTATTGAGAAAGACGGCGTAATCGAGCTTCGTAGAGGTGTTGATGACATATCTTTAGGAAAAGCTAATTACGCACAGGTTCGTATTAATGTTGGCGATACTCATTATTTAAAGGGCATGGCAGTTTATGGTGATAACATGCCAGATGGAGTAGATGTCATATTTAATACGAATAAGCATCGCGATACTCCTATGATGGGGACTAAAGACAATACCGTTCTAAAAGAAATGAAACGAAACAAAGAAACTGGCGAAATTGATTGGGATAATCCATTTGGCGCCACTATAAAAACCGAAGGCGACACGAGTACCAGTCTAAAACTTGCACAAAGATATTATGTAGATAAGAACGGCAAAAAGAAATTATCGGCAATTAATGTAGTTAATGAAGAAGGCGATTGGGAAACTTGGGCACCCACATTGTCAAGCCAGTTCTTATCTAAGCAAACGCCAGCTATGGCAAAACGTCAGCTTAAGATTGCATCTGATGCACGTCAAGCAGAATATGACGACATAATGACATTAACCAATCCGACTGTAAAAAAGAAGCTATTACTTGAATTTGCTGATGAATGTGATTCTGCAGCTGTTCATTTAAAGGCTGCTGCTTTGCCTAGACAGTCTAGTCATGTCATATTACCAGTACCAGGAATTAAAGAAAATGAGATATTTGCTCCAAATTATCGAAATGGAGAGCAAGTAGCTCTTGTTCGACATCCTCATGCGGGTCGCTTTGAGATTCCTCTCCTTACGGTAAACAACAATTCTAAAGAAGCCGCAAGAGTTATGGGAAAAAATTCACCAGATGCGGTTGGTATCAATGCTAAAACTGCGGCCATATTATCTGGCGCAGATTTTGACGGCGATAGCGTTCTTGTTATTCCTACTAAAGGTACTAATCTTAAAGCGCAAGCTCCTCTTAAAGGGCTTAAAGACTTCGAGCCAAAAGATGCATATCGTGCATATCCTGGAATGCCTGAAACATCTAAGAAAAATGGTTTTAACAAACAGATAGAAATGGGTAAAGTTTCTAATCTAATTACAGATATGACCTTAAAAGGTGCTAATGACGAAGAACTTGCTAGAGCGGTTAGGCATTCTATGGTTGTAATAGATGCCGAAAAGCATAATTTGGATTGGCGACGTTCTGCTAGAGAAAATGGCATATCTGAACTTAAGAAAAAGTATCAAGGCGGCCCCAATTCTGGAGCATCAACATTAATTTCTAAAGCTAAAAGCATGGCTGTAGTTCCTGACCGTAAGGAAATATCGCCCGATAAACGTACTGGCGAACGGCGTTATATTCCTACTGGCAAAACGCATAAAGATAGAAAAACTGGTAAAGATGTTCTTAATACTACAGTAACCACCAAAATGTTCGAAGCAAAAGATGCCAATGATTTGTCTTCTGGCACCGTTATGGAGAACATATATGCCGCTCATGCTAATAAGCTTAAAAGTCTTGCTAACCAAGCCCGAAAAGAAGCTCTTTCTTCGGAATCTGTGCCATATTCTGCATCTGCTAGAAAAGCTTATGCTAAAGAGGTTGCTTCTTTGGATGGAAAGTACAAACTTGCTCAACGCAATAAACCATTAGAGCGTCAAGCACAGCTTATTGCAGAAACTGTGGTAAAAGCTAAAATAAGAGCTAATCCAGAACTTAAAGATGACAAAGATCATTTGAAGAAAGTTCAGCAACAAGCTCTTAGAGAAGCTAGAGAACGTACTGGTGCTAAGAAACGTGATTTCGACATTACCGATAAGGAGTGGGAAGCTATTCAAGCTGGAGCAATACATAAGACTCGCTTAGAAGCATTGTTGGCTACTGCTGATAGCGATCGTGTTCATGAGCTTGCTATGCCTAAAACTACTCGTACTGTCAACCCTAATGTCATATCTAGAGCTAAAGCTATGCAGGCATCTGGTAAGACTCAAGCTGAAATCGCAGATGCTCTTGGTGTTAGTACTACTACAGTCAATACAATCCTGCGGAATTAGTGTGAGGGGGGTTATATTTTGGATACAGTTTACATGCTTACTACTAAAGACAATCCATACAATCCCTTTACACACTATGATGAATGGGATACATGGGATCGGTTTCATGGGTGGCATATAGAACCTGATGGCAGTATTAAGTTAGGCTATTATACAAGTGCATATTTAGGAAGAGTGGCTGCAACATCTGACGAAATTAGTCCTGCACAGTATACTAGGGCCATTAATGACGCTATCGATGAAATCGTTAGCTACAACATCACTGGCAATTATGTTAAAGTACAAGAATCCGATTACAAAAATTGGAAACCAGTAACGTAGGTCATATTTTAGGGGTGCTCGCTACTTAATGTAACGGGCACCTCTTATAAGATAGGGTCATATTTGTCTATTTGTCATTAGAGTTGTAATTAGAAAATTACTTGATCTTATTCAAATTTTAGGTCATATTTGACTATTTGATCTAAAATGCTTTAAAAACATTACTTAATTACATTCGAATTTTATGTCGTATTTGACTATTTTATGTAAAATACATTAAAACGCTGCTTAATTACGTCCAAATTTTAGGTCATATTTAGCCTATAATAGTTAAAAAATCATTTACAATAAAAATTTTGAATAATAACGATACTATGCCTATATACGGGTCATATTTGACTCATTTTAATGCTCAAAAACGGCCTTATATGGGGCTTCTATATAGGCCTCTATATAGGGCTTCTATATGGGTCATATTTCAGCAGTTAAAACTCCCTTATGGTCCTACTAGTATACTGAATAGCTAACTATCCATAGTAGTTTACTACTGTAATAGATCTATATAGGGTCATATTTCAGCAGCTGAAACTCTACTTATGATCCTACTGTATACTGAGTAACTAACTACTCATAGTAGTTTACTACTGTAATAGTTCTATATAGGGTCATATTTTAGTAGTTAAACTTACTTATGATCCTACCGTATACTAAGTAACTAACTATTCATAGTAGTTTACTACTGTAATAGCTAACTATTCGCACTAGTCTACTACCCCAATAGCTATCACGGGTCATATTTTGAGAGCCAACCCCCTATGCCAAAAATTGATGAATATCAGTAATATTCATAAAAATCGCAAATAGACCAAAAAACTGATCTTTTTTGCCTTTTTCTGATATAAAATTGCTAATAGGGGGGAGGGGATGCCAAAAATTTGGATGCCTCCAAATCGCCGCACTCTCTAAAAATTCCCCGGGGGTACTATTTAA